AAGCCCAGTCTTCGTAAACGTATTGTGTCTCAAGTCAAAGCTGCGGCGACTCAAGGTACAGGTGCTGGGCAATGGTCTGCCCGTAAAGCACAGCTTGTTGCTAAGAAGTACAAAGCGGCTGGTGGAGGTTATCGTGATTAAAGGTCATACTGAAGATTGCGCTTTAAACGAAGATGGGCCATGCACTTGTGGCACATATGAAGAGTTAGAAGACTTGGCTCGCGAAGAAGCGGGAGAAAGTGCTGTAAATTTTGCTAGACAAGACCCGCACGAAGAAGACTGTACCGCACACAAAAACGGTATTTGTACTTGCGGTTATTCAGACTTTATGGACAGCATACCTCACGAACAGGCCCAAGATGAAAGGTCCTCAGCAATCGCTTAAAGATTGGGGTGACCAGAAATGGCGCACCAAGTCTGGGAAACCGTCAAGCAAGACGGGAGAAAGATATTTGCCTAGTGCGGCGATTGATAGTCTTAGCTCCGCAGAATATGCGGCGACAACCAAAGCCAAAAGAGAAGGCAAGAAAGCCGGTAAGCAGTTTGTAGCGCAGCCCAAAACGATTGCAAAGAAAACGGCAAAATTTAGATGAGTACGTCCGGTACCTCAACGTTTAACCTGTCATTCAATGAACTGGCAGAGGAAGCCTATGAACGTTGTGGGATGGAGCTTCGCACGGGCTATCAACTTCGTACAGCCCGACGCAGTTTAAACATTATGACTATCGAGTGGGCCAACAGGGGTATTAACCTATGGACCATCGAGCAAGGTGAGATTCCGTTGGTTCAGGGGCAGGTTGCTTATCCGTTGCCCGCAGACACCATTGACCTGCTTGACCACGTTATCCGGCAAAACCAGACGACAACCAATCAGACCGACATCAACATCACTAGGATTTCAGAGTCAACCTACGCATCCATTCCAAACAAGTTAGCGCAAGGTAGACCTATCCAAGTATGGATAAACAGGCAAACCAATGCCACCTATGATGCAGGAATCACTCTTTCTTCTACAATTACTGCAACTGACACATCCGTTACTGTTAGTGATGGCTCCGTTCTTGGAGCCGCAGGATACATTCAGATTGGCAGCGAACAGATTTATTACACCAGCGTTTTGGGAAATACGCTCCAGCTTTGCAATCGTGGGCAGAACGGCACGACGGCTGCGGCGCACACTGCGGGCGCGGCAATCACGGTAGTTAACAACACTACTATTAACATCTGGCCTACGGCAAACGCAGGGGATTCTTATACCTTTGTTTACTGGCGTATGCGAAGGATTCAAGATGCTGGGACAGGAACCAAAACCGCCGACATTCCGTTTCGATTCATTCCTGCGATTGTTGCCGGGTTGGCATACCATATCTGCGTTAAGCAGCCGGAATCAGCAGACAGAATCGCAATGCTCAAAGAGCAGTACGAAGAACAGTTTAGATTTGCCGCAGACGAAGACCGTGAAAAGGCTTCCTTGCGCTTGGCTCCCAGACAAATGTTCTACTGATGGCTAACAGATATGCATCTGGCAAGTTTGCAATTGCTGAATGCGACCGATGCGGTCAGCGGTACAAACTTACAGAGTTAAAGAAACAAGTAGTAAAAACAAAACTTTTTCAGATTAAAGTTTGTCCTACTTGTTGGGACCCTGACCAACCGCAGTTGTCATTGGGGCTTTATCCCGTGTATGACCCGCAAGCAGTCAGAGAACCAAGACCGGACGTTAGCTATTATCAGTCTGGAAACAGCGGTATTATGACTAATAGCACAAGCGGAACGGACATTACGCAAAACGGATATCCAGAAGAAGGCAGTAGAGTTTTCCAATGGGGCTGGTATCCAGTTGGCGGTTCTCAAGGGATTGACAACGGGTTAACACCAAATGACTTGACCTTGAATGTTCAAATAGGCACAGTTACCATCACAACGACTTAGGATTTACCATGAACCGTACAGACGTAAAAAAGATTGCCGATACAGAGGCAAGGAAAGAAGTGCAAGGGCACGAAAAGCGCATGCATAAAATGGCTAAGGGTGGGGTTACCAGCCAAGCTATGAAAGCTGTTGGTCGCAACATGGCCCGCGCAAACAACCAGCGGGGGCGGTAATGGGTGACTACAGCATGAAGCGTGGTGGCAAAGAAGTTGGACCCGCTTCCAAATACGCGCCGCCGCATCAGATGTCAGGCAAGTCTGGCGTAGATTTAAGCAACAACGGCTATGGCAAAGGTAACCGCGCTAAGGTAGAAGATGAGTGCCTAAGCGTTGGGCCGTTTAGGACTAAGCCGTATCCAGAAGCCAAGACTACCGGAATGAAAATCCGTGGTACTGGCTGCGCCACTAAAGGCACGATGGCTCGGGGACCGATGGCGTGACTTATACTGAGTTAGTAGCGTCAATTCAAAACTATGCTGAGAATAGTTTTGATTACTCAACGACGCCTTCTATTCTCAATCGGTTTGTTGAGCAAGCAGAGCAGTTAATCTATAACTCAGCGCAACTGCCATCGCTTCGTAAAAACGTAACCGGTATCACAACAACAAACATCAAATACATATCTTGCCCAACTGATTTTTTGGCAACGTATTCGTTTGCTGTTATTGATGGTACAGGTTCATACACTTACATGCTAAATAAAGATGTAAGTTATATTAGAGAGGCATACCCAAGTCCAACAGATACGGGAATGCCTCTTTATTACTCTTTGTTTGGACCACGTTCTGATTTGCCAGCGGAGTTGTCTTTCCTTGTTGGGCCAACTCCAGATGCTCAGTACAACCTAGAGCTTCACTATTACTTCTACCCAGAGTCAATTGTTACTTCTGGGACGACTTGGCTTGGTGATAACTTTGACACCGCGCTTCTCAATTACTGCCTCATGGAAGCAATCACTTACATGAAGGGTGAGCAAGACTTGGTGGCTTTGTACAAGTCACGCGCCGAAGCGGCTATGGTTCTGCTCAAACAACTGGGCGATGCGAAAGAGAAGGGTGATTCGTTCCGTGATACGCCGCCTAAGTACAAGGTCATATGATTACTCAGACGGCAACCACATCGTTTAAATCTGACATCCTAACGGGTGGTCAGGCTTTGACGACCGACACAATTAAACTTGCCCTCTATACGGGCGATGCAAACCTTACCGCTGATACAACGGCTTACACGACCACCAACGAAGTTGTTGGAACCGGGTATACAGCAGGTGGAAAGACCTGCACAAACGTCACCGTAAACACTTTAAACGGCGTTGCCTACGTCAGCTTTGACAACTTGACTTGGACATCTTCTGCTTTTACTTGCAGAGGGGCATTGATTTATAATGCCAGCAAAAGCAACAAGTCAATTGCTGTGTTGAACTTCGGGTCAGACAAAACCTGCTCAAGTACCTTCACTGTAACTTTGCCCGCCAACACTTACACTTCTGCAATTATTAGGGTTTAAAATGGAAAAACTTACTGCAATTGACAGGGTTGAGGCTGCAAGCAGCTACAACACACAACCCAATGATGCCTTGAGCATTCAGGGTTTCTACCACGCTGTTTGCTATGACCAAGACGGCAACATCAAGTGGGAAGACAACATTGAGAATCTTGTAACCACGGTAGGTAAAAACCTGACGTTGGATACGATTCTTGGTAACTCTGCCGCTGGCGCTATCGTCATGGGGTTAAAGGGAACCGGTACTGCTGTAGTTGCTGATACCCAATCATCCCATGCCTCATGGAATGAGGTTGGTCTTGCCAACGCTCCAACGTACACTGGCAGTCGCAAAACGCCTACGTTCAGTGCGGCATCAGCAGGTAGCAAAACCACTTCGGCGGCATCGAGCTTCTCAATTACTTCTACCGGAACGGTAGCAGGGTGCTTTATCAACATCGGCGGTAGCTCCACGATTGATAACACGACTGGTACTTTGTTTTCTGCTGGGGACTTTTCTAGTTCCAAGTCGGTTGTTAACGGCGACACCATTGCGGTTTCTTATACTTGCACATTGACCTAAAATGGCAACCGGCTGGGGATTCAGCACTTGGAGTTCTGGTATATGGGGCGGTGGCACTCCCTTTGCGGATAGTGTCACCGAAACAATTGCAACCTCAACTCTTGAGGACGCCTCTGTAGCTTTTCCGGGTTCCGTATCTGACAGCCTAGCAACGTCAACATCTGAGTCTGTAGTCGCAACATTTGCTTTTTCAAGAACTGAACCAATAGGAACAATAAGTACAACAGAATCAATTAGAATTGATTTTGATGCACAGATTACCGAATCATCAACAATAACCGTTTCTGAAACAGCAACAACATCTTATAAGGTTTCGTTTGCAGATACATTTAATATTGTTGAAACAAACGTTGTAAATGCAACTTTTGCTTTTTCCAATTCTGAAACTATTGCAATCGCCAATAATCAAGATGCTGCATATGGTTTGTCTAGAACCGAGACTATGGCAACCAGCACAACGCAGGTTGTTGGTACTTACTTTAACGCAGACAGAACAGAAACAGTAACAACCGCAACAACAGAAACGGCTCTTACAAATTACAATGGTTCAATATTTGAAATTGCTCCAATATTTACTTATGAAACTGTAAATGCAACATTTAAATTTTTGGTTTCTGATTCTTCTGCAATTTCTGATTCTTCCAGTGTTTTAACTTCATATACTGCATCTGTATCTGAAACAGTACCGATATCAACAACGCAAAGCGTTAGGTATCTTTGGGAACCAATTGATGATACTCAAACACCAAACTGGCAATTAATTAACACTACACTTGATGCCTCTTGGGCACCAGTGGTTAACGTACCGTAAAGGACTGACATGGCAACCTCATATACCTCGCTACTAGGGCTTGCCCTCCCCGCTACGGGGGAGTTGTCAGGTACTTGGGGCGACACTGTTAACAACTATATTTCAACGTATCTTGACTCTGCTATTGCAGGTGCGTTGACTCTTACTGCTGATACAACGCTTACCAAGTCAACTGGTTCAAGTCTTGGCGCTACTTCTTCTCAGTATGCAATCATTATTGCTTCGCCCGCATCAGCCGCAATTACCATTACGGCACCGGCAGCAAGTAAGACGTATATTGTTATCAATACGTCAGCGACGTACACGGTCACGTTTAAAGCATCAGGCCAATCTGGTGTGTCACTTGCCGTAAGCGAAAGGGCTGTTCTTGCCTTTAACGGTACAGACTTTGTAAAGATTACCCCGCCATTTGACGGGACCAATCTTACGCTTACTGGCAGTTCAACCGCAACTTCGTTTATTCCTTCCGGTTCTACTGTTCCAACAAACGGTGTGTACCTGTCTGCGGCTAACACAGTTAGTATTGCAACCAACTCCACACGGCGACTTTCTTTCACTTCTACGGGTTATTCGCAGCCGGTAGCATATGCCGATACAGTGTCTGCTATTGGCAACACCGGAACCGCGCAAACAATCACTTGTACCAACGGTAACGTGTTTACTGCCACACTTACCGGCAACTGCACGTTTACACTTGCTTCTGCTGTTGCAACAGGCTCGTCTTCGTTTACACTTATACTAACGAACGACGCAACTGCTGGGCGAACTGTGGCATGGTCTGGTGGTTCGTTTAAATTTCCCAATGGTTCCGCTTCTCTCTCTCGCACCACGACAGCTAGCGCAACTGACATCTGGGTCTTCTTCACCCCTGATGGCGGTACAACGTGGTACGGTAATATCTCAATGAAGAACATGTCCACTTAATTTAGGAGTTTAAAATGGAATTTACCCCCGAACAATTAACCGCAATCAATACCGAAGTTGCAAGACAACTTAGTGCGGCTATCTCTGCCCAAACAAGTCAATTGGCTTTTATGCAAAAGCAACATGACAATGCATTAGAGCTTCAAGTTTCTAGTCAAAATGCCGCTGCCGCCGGTCAGGCTGCTCAAGCCGCAGCTAACGCAGAAATGCAAGCAAAACAGGCTAAACTTTCTGCCGTTCAACTTGCTCAAAATACGTTAATTGCAAACCGTAATAACCAGCCAGTTGATGCTAGAGAAGTTTCCGCTGCTGATATTACTGCATATGCAGATACCCTTGTAAACTACATTAACAGCTAATGCAATATTTAATAACTCCAATTTCTAAAGACATTGTTTCCGCAGTTTGGTGGGAAAATGCATTTAGCAAAGAGCAGCTTGATTGGTTGCAAAACAAAGCGAAACAGTCAGACCAAGATGCAGGTGTGGGAGCGGACTTATTAAATTCAAACAGGATTGACAAAAATATCAGAAAATCTCAAGTAAGTTGGATTCAGATTAATTCTGAAACGTCTTGGGTTTTTCATACGCTTAATAAAGTTGTTTCTGAAATAAATTCTCAGTTTTATGGGTTTGATTTAACAGGATTTTCAGAGCCATTGCAATTAGCTAATTATTCTGCCTCAGAAAATGGTAATTATGGATGGCATCAAGATATAGGACATGGGTTATGCAGAAAGTTATCCGTTAGCGTTCAATTGACTGACGCATCTGAATACGAAGGTGGAAATCTTCAATTAATTACAGCAAAAGGAACTCAAACCGCACAGAAACAACGTGGTTTTATTTCAGTTTTTCCATCTTTTGTTAGACATCAAGTTGAACCCGTAACAAAAGGAAGTAGACAATCTTTAGTTGCATGGGTTTCTGGACCTCCATTTAAATGAAAATAGAACATAAAGATTTTATTGGAATATACACTGGGGTTTACCCAGACGGGTATTGCCAACATTTAATAAATGAATTTGAGCGATTAGCTCACTCCGGTGCTGGAGCAAATCGTCTAGCATCTGAAAAAGCACCATCGCATATTAAAAATGACTATCAAATTAGTTTAAACATTGGCGTACATAATGTTGAACTTTTTGAAGAAAAAGATTCAGTAAACATGTTTTTTCATGGCCTTCAAAGTTGCTATGAAGACTACTCAAATAATTTCTCGGTATTAAAAGACGCAAAAATTCGTGGAACAACCATGAAAATGCAGCGCACAGGCTCTGGTGGCGGGTATCATGTTTGGCATTGCGAACAAAACAACGCAAATCAATCATCAAGGGCTTTAGTGTATATGTTATATTTAAATACACTTGGTCCAGAATCCGCAGGGGAAACTGAATTTTTATATCAACAGACTAGGGTTTGCCCTGTTGAAAATACTATGATTCTTTGGCCCGCTGGATATACCCACGCACATCGGGGCAATACTGTATTTGGAAATACTAGCAAGTACATTGTTACTGGTTGGTTTTATTATGATTGAGGTTTAAACATGCCAGCAGGTACTCCAAAAATTGCAATGTTTGGGGGGTTAAATGCCCCAGCCGGAAGTCAAACCTTTAATACATCTGGCACTTTCACATCTCCTGCCGGGGTGACAAAAGTTAACGTTACCGGGAAAGGCGCACCCGGTAATTCAGGAAATCCGGGAAACATTGGTAATACTGGAACCGGGGGTTCTCCGGGGGGTTCAGGAAATCCGGGAACCGGTGCGGGTGGTGCTGCTCGCGGGAAATTCGCTTGCGGTACATATCAAGGTTGCTACTACGTTCAGTATTACTACATCTGTAACACTTGTTTTTTCATAAATTTTCGTGGTGCAAATTGCCAGACTTATTATTCAAGAGGTGGTAGCGGCGGGGGCGGTGCATCGGGAGGAAACTACCCCGGCTCAAACGACGATTCTTCTTATGTCGCCATGAATCCGGCTTCATCAGGAAGTAGTGGTAATAGTGGAAGTGGTGGTGGCGCAGGAAGCAATGGAAATTCGGGAACCGCAGGAAATGCAGGAAGCACGGGAGGTTCTTCTACTGCGCTTTCTTATACTTTTACTGGTGGTACCGCTGGGAATGGTGGAAACGCTGGAACCGGAGGTTCTGCTGGCAATCCGGGTTCGGGTGGTGGAGGTGGTTCAGGCGGTAACGCTGGTTATTTTGGCGGCAATACTTATTATTGTAATGGTTCAAATTTTAAATTTGTTTACGCTTCTAGCGGCCAAGGTGGAAACGGGGGTGGCGCAGCAGGTAGACTTTGGAATGCAAACACAGGTCGCCCAACTTGTGACGGGCCACCGCCACTCCCATATCTAGGTTCTCCTTCTTACGGTTGGGGTGCTGGTGGTGGCGGCGGCGGCGCAGGTGCGAATGGAAATGCAAACTGGTCTTGCTCATATAACTCCCCAGCTTACTGCGCTGGGGGCATGTTTGGACAACCCGGTGGAGCATGTGGTGGTGGAAACGGTGGAAACGGAACCCATGCAAATCCGTATCTTCCCGGTGCATGTGCATACTACGCTCAAAATATTGGTGGTCCGGGTAATCCAGCAAACAATAGCCGGGCTGGAGGCGGTGGCGCTGGCGGCATTCAAAATCCGTTTTATCCATTTTCTGTTTTTGGTTCTAGTTATGCTTCAAACGGGGGCGGTGGAGGGGGCCGAGGAAATGCTGGAGGAGGTGGAAACCCCGGTTCCTCCGGAAATGCAGGAAACCCCGGTGGCGCGGGAAATCCGGGCAGTGCTGCAACTCCAGCAACGTATAATTGTGTGTCTGTAAATTCAGGTGGAAGTTACCCAGTTAGCGTACCATCTGGAGGCCAAGTGACTATTAGTTGGAATGCTCAATGAAAACTACTTTGCAAAAAAATCAAAAACGCCTAAACGATGAGTTTTCGCTTGCAGATATGGAAGCGGCTAAACTAAGAGCGCGTTCTTTTAGTGTTGGAACGGCTTTTGGTGGAAACACCGAAGTTTCTATGCGAATGAATGATGGCAAAGTTACATGGGCAGTTTTAAACCCGCCCGAAGTAATTGAAATAATTCATCAATTATCAGCAAACATTGGATGTCATATTCATTTAACTCCAAGAGATGATTTTTCTAGTTGGAGAAACTGGCGAGTTACTGAAGATGAAAGAAAACGTTTAAATGGTCATCCAACTTTTCCGAATGACATGGAGCCGCACATGAAAGTTGGGACAGACAAGTTTTCTCTTGAAGACCAACGAAAGGCAGACAGCTTTTTTCCTCCAGAAATGGTAAAAAACGAACGCGAAAAGGAACTTGATAATGTTGTGGCAGCTCAAGAAACTATCGACCGGCGAAGCATTGAACAGTCCTCAACCTCTTCCTGAAAACTGGGGACCAATCTTTGGGATGTCTGGTTTTATTGACCAGATTGGCGACCTGTCCTTTGTAGGTATTGAGGACCAAGGCTGGTTTCAGGTTGCGGGCGAAGCACCTGCTGCGCCACCGCAATCTACTTCTAGTGAGCTTGCATGGGAAGCAGCAAAGTCTCTTTTGGCGGCATCAGATTGGACGATGCTTCCAGATGTGCCATTGCATAATGGCGATAGGCAGCTTTGGCAATCTTATCGCAAAGCTTTGCGTGAGATTCGTCTTCAAGTTGGTTTCCCTAACAACATTGTTTGGCCTGTTAAACCTTGAACGACGAAATCAACCAAGCGTTTTACTTTCCGTCTGCCGTCTACACTAAAAGCAAACCAGAGTTTGTAGACACAGTTAAAGAAGTGTCTTATGAATCGTTTTCTAAACAGCCTAAAGATGTGGACGAAATCTACCCGGTTCGTATGAGCCATGACCTTCGGGAAGACTCAAGGTTAGCTGACTTTTCTCAATATGTTCTTCAAACTGCGTGGAACATACTTGGTGTACAGGGCTATGCAAACGCCAATTTAAACACATTCTTCACAGGGATTTGGGCGCAAGAGCATCATAAACATTCTCTTATGGAGCAACATGTCCACGGTGGCATGGACCAACTTGTTGGGTTTTACTTCCTTGACTGCCCAGCAAATTGTTCCAGAGTACTTTTTCACGACCCGCGCCCCGGCAAAGTTCAAATCAATCTACCAGAGGCAAACTTTAATGACGTAACCTATGGCAGCAACATAATTAACTTTGTTCCAGAACCGGGTATGTTGATGTTTTCAAATGCATGGCTACCCCATTCTTTTAGCCGACACGCAGCCACCGAACCGCTGACTTTTGTACATTTTAATATTGGCGTTCAGTTTGCACAAATTTGCCACCCCCCTGCCGCTGCGGAAGTTATATAATGTTTTTTTGGATTAAAAAGAAAGACGTTGTTTTAGACTGCTTTACATGGTCATACGTTGCGTATGAGTTTGCAAAACCAGATTTTTCATATAAATTTTTTCCAGAATGGTTTATTAAGCTACCAAAATTTTACCCTGAAGATTTTGGTAAAACAATAAAAAATGTTTCTGTTGGAACAATAAAAAATTGCAAAGCTTTTACAAGGTATCATACGGCTAACTCTATAGTAGTTCCTTGGCACTGCGATATCTCAATTAAACCAACTGATTCAGACGAAAAAAAATTTGAGTATTCTCATGTAGGTTTATCCGACAAACCGTTGGACCATAATAGACTACAATTTCAAGGAATGTTAAATGATAATTATCAACAATTAAAAATAGAAATACCTTGGGCAATAAGGTCTAATAAATTTGTAGAATTTGTATGGAGCGACCCGGTTTGGAATAGACAAAATATTTTAGACTACTGCGTTTTGCCCGGAGTTGTAGATTTTAAATACAATCACGGCGTTGCAGTAAACATAATTTTTCAATATAAATCCGAACCTCACTCATTTGAATTAAACCTTGGCGAGCCTGCGATTTCACTCATACCTATTAATGAATGCAATATAAAAATAAAACACCATCTTATTGAACAAAAAGACTTTGGAAGATACTCAAAACCATTGGGGTATTACCTTCAAAAGCCATACTATAAAATCATTAAAAGACTAACAGATGCGGCAGACCATAGAGAAAATATGACTAAATGTCCTTTTGGATTTGGAAAGTAATTTGAACAAGTACCTCATCCGGTTTAACAAAAGTCGAGGTCAACCGGGCCGGGGTACGATGGACCATGTGTGGCGCGTTTTTGAGAATGACAAAGAGTACCTGTTTAAACACTTCAAGCTAGAAGTTCCTGCCGAGAGCGAGATGTCGGCGGGGCCAGATTGGAACATAGCCTGTCATGGGTACATGACAATTGACCGAGAAACGTCTACTGCAATCATCAAAGGCAAGTAACTTTCCTGTCTTACGCAAAAGTTAAACTTGTCGCGGGCGTCCGCCCATCAATCATCGGAGATTATTGTGAAAGACCAAATCATTGAAATCCTTGACGGTTCTGAGCCTATCGATGCGCTGAACGTCCTGTTCTCAGCTATCTACGCAGTTGCTTCGGCAAACGGTGTTAGCGAGTTCACGTTGAGCAGCCTCTTCTCTTCTAACATCGAAGCTCAATTTGAGATTGACGCTGAAGTTGAAGAAGAAGAAGATACAGACGAGCAGACCGACGACTAACGTCAAACCCCGGTAACACGGGGTATTATTGTGTTTTCACAATACTATGCTATTAGGTGGGTTCCTCAACAAGGAACCCAGCCATGAAAAGCAAGGTATCTGACAAAGAGTTCTTGGACGCTTGGGAAAGACACAGGTCTCCGGTAGCGTTGGCAAAGTTGTTTAACATCTCTGAGCGCCGCATCCACAGCAGAAGACGCGCCCTAGAGAGCGGTTTAAACATCAAGCTTTCATCAGAAAAATCAATTGAACCACACATAAAAAAAGCTCGCCATCACGCGGGTTTGACAGACGGCATAGTTATCGTTTTCTCAGATGCCCACTTCTGGCCCGGTATTAGAAGCACCGCTTTCAAGGGCCTTTTATGGGCGATAGGGCACCTTAAACCGCACGTTATAATTAACAATGGCGATGCCTTTGATGGAGCCGCGATTAGCAGGTACCCTAGAATTGGTTGGGGTAACCAGCCCTCGGTCCGCCAAGAGCTAGAAGCCTGTCAGGAGGCTCTAGGAGAGATTGAAAAGGCGGCACACAAAGCTAGGCACCACACACAGTTAATCTGGCCTCTAGGCAATCATGACAGCCGATTTGAGACTAGGTTGGCTCAGTCGGCATCAGAGTTTGAAGGGGTTTCGGGCCTTGCTCTTAAAGACCATTTTCCTAAATGGCATCCGTGTTGGTCATGTTGGTTAACTGATAACGTGATTGTCAAACACCGATATAAGGGTGGCATTCACGCTACTCATCAGAATACCCAGTCAGCCGGGATTTCAATTATTACTGGGCATCTGCACAGTCTGAAATGTACCCCATACAGTGACTATCGGGGCACGAGATTTGGGGTCGATACCGGAACATTGGCAGAGATTGATGGTCCACAGTTTATGGACTACCTTGAGGATTCCCCAGTAAACTGGAGGTCTGGATTCGCGGTCCTCACATTCAAAGACTCGCGCATGCTTTGGCCTGAGTTGGTAAGCAAGCACAAAGATGGGATAATAGACTTTCGCGGGCAACTTATAGATGTAAACGGATACTAATGGAAATAGCTGAACTTTTCCTCAAAGCGTGGCCGGTCCTTCTGGGTATCGTCACGCTTATCGTTGTTCTTTCTAAACTTGACCTTCGCGTAGCGGTTCTTGAAGAAAAGGTAAAGAGTGCCTTTGAAATCATCAACAAGATGAGGGACAAACAATGAGCGAAAAACTTGAAGCCAAAAGTCAACTTATCGAGAAGACGGCTTTTGCCGTGCTTCCAATTTTGTTTACCTGCGTTGTGTATCTGATGTCGTCTCTGGACAAACTCAGCCACGATGTGACGGTCCTAAACGCAAAAATCAGTCTGGTGGTCACATCAGACAACAAACAAGCTGCCAATTCTGGGGCTGAACTGGCGCGGGAAAAGTTGAGGCAGGATATGGAAAAAGAAATCCAGCACAACCGCGAAATGATTATGGAAAACCAAAAGCACATTAGCATTATCGAAGACCGGATGGCGAGGAAATAATGGCTAACTTTGAACAAGCTTTTGAAAAGATGATTGCCGACGAAGGCGGTTACGTTCTACACACTATTCCCGGCGACACAGGTGGGATGACATATGCAGGTATCGCGCGAAACAAAAACCCTAACTGGCCCGGTTGGAACCTCATCGACCACGAAGCTACCAGCAATCCGTTACTTAGTGGGATGGTGCGTAACTTTTATAAGGTTGAGTTTTGGGACCGTCTCAGAGGGGATGAGGTTACGAACCAAGTTGTTGCAGAAAACCTCTTCAACTTCGGCGTAAATACTGGGTTGGGGGTCGCAGTCAAGCTTGCCCAGCTTATCGTTGGAGTCACTCCAGATGGTGCTGTTGGTGACAAGACTCTGCAAAAGTTCAACACAATTGACGGCGAAGCCTTTAAGAAAGCGTATGCGTTGGCTAAGATTACAAGATACGCCGACATTTGTAACAAAAACCGCAGTCAGTCCAAGTTTCTCTTGGGTTGGCTTAATCGCACTCTGAAAGGGCTCAAGTAATGGACTTAATAGGAATTGGGTCAATCATTGAAGGAGTTGGCAAAGTTGCGGATTCGCTTATTACAACGGACAAAGAACGAGCGGAGATGGCGCTGGAAGAGCGCAAGCTCGACTTGGAGGAAAAGAAGATTGACCAAGCCACTGACTTGGCACAAGTCGAAATCAACAAGATTGAGGCCGGTTCATCTAGCGTATTTGTCTCTGGTTGGCGTCCTGCTGTGGGCTGGGTTGGGGTTCTTGGCTTGGCTTACCAGTTCCTCGGATATCCCCTGATGCAGTGGTTGTGGGCTTTTGGTCAAGGTTACGATATCATTCCAAAAGGTTTAAACCCACCTCCTGACCTGCAAACCGACCAGCTTATGGTTTTGCTTTCTGGGCTTCTAGGGTTTGGCGGTATGCGAAGCTTTGAGAAGCATAAGGGTGTAGCGAGCAAGTAATGCCACTCAAGAAGATACTGTTTAAACCGGGAGTCAACAGAGAAAACACACGCTATACAAACGAAGGCGGGTGGTATGAGTCTGACAAAATCCGGTTTCGACAAGGCACACCACAGAAGATTGGTGGTTGGGCGCGTATCTCTGCGAACATATTCCAAGGCATATGCCGTTCGCTTTGGAACTGGGTGACCCTTGGTGGTCAAAACCTTGTTGGGGTTGGCACAAACCTCAAGTTCTACATTGAGAACGGCGGTGCGTACTACGACATCACCCCATTTAGAACAACGTCTACCCTTACAACTAACTACTTTACTACCAGCACCTCCACTAACTCTGGAGGCAAAACTACCGTTACGGTTAACCATACCGGTCACGGCGCAATCAACAATGACTTTGTAACCATTTCGTATGCCACCTCTGCTCCCACCGTGGGAGGAGTTACAGTTGCTGCGGGCGAATACCAAATCACTTTTGTAAGTGCTAACAGTTACACAATCAGCGTAACAGGTACTGCTTCAAGCAATGCAACCGGTCCCGGTTCATCGACAACTGCATACTTTGTTTATCAAATCAACGTAGGTCCATCCGTTGCGGTTCCTACGGTTGGATGGGGGGCGGGTGCTTGGTCATCAGGGTCTTGGGGTAACGGCGGGACATCTACTGATGCCATTCGCCTTTGGAACCAAGTCAACTTTGGTCAAAACCTTTTGTATGGTCCGCGTGGTGGTCCTTTATATTATTGGGACGCCTCAACCGGGTATACAACTTCTTCAGTAAGCATCTCGGTTGCCACCCCTGCGGTTGTGACTTCGACCGTTACGATTGCAACAGGCACTCCAATTTCGTTTTCTACAACCGGAGCTTTGCCTACTGGACTTACTCCGGGCACAACTTACTACGCCCTAGCCTCTACAGGCACATCGTTTAATCTTGCTTTGACCGCTGGCGGCGCGGCAATCAATACAACAGGCTCTGGTAGCGGTACTGCCTATATCAATGCTAACGGCCAACTAGTGTCTAGTCTTTCCGGTACTGATGGGTACTGCCCTCTTTACCAAAACAACTTTACGGTATCTGATGCCAGCCGTTTTGTAATTGTGTTTGGCACAAATGATTACGGGTCTACTGTACTAGACCCAATGCTAATTCGATGGTCAGACCAAGAGTCTTTGATTATTTGGTATCCAGCAGCAACTAACCAAGCAGGAAGTATTCGACTTTCGCATGGCTCTAAGATTGTTACTTACCTGCAAAGCCGACAAGAAATTCTGGTTCTTACGGATTCCAGTTTCTATTCAATGCAGTATCTTGGGCCTCCAGCTATTTGGCAGACTCAGTTGCTTGCAGACAATATCTCTATTGCAGGTCCAAATGCAATTGCAGT